AAGATATAACTAATAAATGTAAAGACCAAGTAACTGAATTAAAGAAAAAGAAATATGGTAATTGTATTTTAGATGCAGAGTTAATGTTATTTGTAGATGATGAACCCTACGATAGAGCAGATACGATAACTCATGTTTTTCACAAAGAGACTAAGGGAAGATTAAGAGCGCATGTTTTTGATATAATGAAACATGAAAATAAAAATTTATTAGATACTCCATTAAGAGAAAGAATTAATATATTATTTTATCAATATTCGCAACACTCTTCAGATGAGTTAGTATTTCCTTCTAAAAAAGATACTAGATTAGCAGATTCTATTGCAGAAGTGGGAGAATACTCTTTAAAAATTATGGAAATGCCTACATCAGAAGGAGTGGTAATTAAAGATGCAGAATCTACTTATTATAGAGGTATTAGAAAAAACCCTAAGTGGATTAAATGGAAAAAATTTGTAGATTTAGATGTAATAGTTTTGGATAAAAAGAAAACTAAAAGTAATTTACATTCCTATACTATGGGAATAGGGCCATTGTCAGAAGAAGAAGCAGAAGAATATCAAACTATAAAAATAGATAATAAAGAATACTTACCTGTTGGAAAGGCACTTAATACTAAGAAATCAGTCGAAATAGGGTCAATTATACGAGTTAAAGTAGATGAAGTAAAAAGAAGTAAAAAAGGATATAGTTTATATTCTGCTAAATTACATGAAATTCCTGAAGTAGAAAGCCCCGATAAATTACAAACTTTAGAGCAACTTTCTAAAAAAACAAAGAAAGCATTAGTTAACTATACTATTGGTGCAGTAAAAGAAATAGTTGGTGGAATCAAAAAAGCCTACACTATAACTGATTCAATACATGGTGAGGCTACTATTATTTTAAAATCTGAATTAGACGGATTTACTGTTTATGGTTTTGAAGGTGATAAATTAATGCAGAAAAATGCTTTAGTAGATATTGATTTATGGAAAGAAGATATGTTAAATCAATTAAAGAAAAATAAAGCAGATGTTAAAAATAAAATTATACATTATATTAGAGAACGAAATAATAAACCAATGGCTTTAACTGATGTCTTGCAATTTATGGTAAGAGAAAATCAAGAAGACTTTGAAAGGATATTTGATTCTGATAAAAATACTTTCTATAAATGGCTACTTGGTCAAGATGGATTTAATGTTGCTCATAAAAAATTAGTTATTGATGAATTAGAAAACCCAATAAAAAAAGGAGAAAATTTTGATGCTAAATTAATTTCTGTTGAAGAGGACTTAATTACTAAAGATAATGATACTTTTAAAATATTTAGAAGAAAAGATGAAAATTTAGATTTTATTATGGATATTAATGGTGAAGTACGAGCATGGACAATAAACATAGATAATGATGAAGATATTTACAACTTGTTTGGTAAGTCCGGTAAATTTCCAGCAATTGTATCAGAACAAACTGATGAATATAAATTATTAGATAAGGGAGAATTAATACTAGGACTACAAAAACATGGTTATCATGAGTATAAAATAATTGGAGATAAATTTGAAACTAGAATTCATTTTAGAGTTATACCTGTAGATGAAAAGAAAAGTTGGTTAGTGTGGACAGGTAAAAAACAAAAAATGTTAGAATTATCAGATAATAATAAAGATTTATGGGATATTAAAGAAGATAAATATGCTAATTTAAAAATACTATCTTAACAAATGGTTCATATAGTAAAATAATTAAATAGTAAAATATGTTGTCCGAGGGAACACTAATAAAAAGTTCTCAGGGCTTTTTTGATATTCTTAAATCAGATGATTTAATGATTGGTGGATATGCTTCTATAGAAGTAATAGATAAACAAAATGATTTAATTACATTAGATGCATTAAATGATGCAGTTTCTAAATTCATGGGTGGAAAAAAATATAGAAATGTAATGTCTAATCATTCTAATGTACAAGTTGGAGAAGTAATAGAATCTTACAGAGATAAACACGGCACAATACACAAAACTGGTGTAGACGATGTAGGTTTTTATGTTGTAATTAAACTAAGAGAAGATATTGAAAAAGCAAAAGAGATATCTAGAGGTATTAGAAAAGGAACACTTCGTTCTTTTAGTATCGGTGGACAAGCAATTTCCAAAAGGAGTAGAAATAACTCCGAGTTAGGTCAATACAATGAGATTGACAAGTTAGAGTTACATGAAGTAACTATATGTGAAAAAGGGATAAACCCCGAAGCCAAATTCGACATTCTAAAAATGGATGTGTCGGAGGAAACGAAAATGAGTGAACAATTGGAAGCATCACTTGGGGAGTTGAATGACTTAATTAAACAAGTTAATTCATCTATTCTCAAGGATAATGAAGAAAAAGACGCTCCTGAATCAACCATGCCGGAAGAAGAAGTTCTTGACATGGGATATGAGAAAGGAGAAGAGGATGAAAGCGATATGGAAGAACCAAAGGCATTAGACCTTGGTGATGAAGATACCGATAAGGCATTGGATATAACTAACAATACTGGCGAAGAGGCCGGAACTTTAGTTAAAGGATTTGATGGAGAAGATTTCTCAACATTAAATTTATCTACTCAAAATATCGAGAAAGCATATGAAGCATTTAAGGCTGAACAATTAGAAAAGTTAGCCTACGATAATTTGCACAAAGAATTTGCTACTAGGTTTAATACAGAAGTTTCTACTAGAGAAACTGCATCGGATAGAAAATCATACAATGCACAATCTGAAGTAGAACTATTAAAGTCAGAATTTGCAGACCTACGTAAATCTTTATCAGAAGGAAATAATACAATTCGCAAAGCACAAGAAATATCAATGACAGCACCGGAAGGTTACCCAACATCAACACAAGAAGTTGCAAGTATGTCATGGTCTGATATTCATAACTTTGCAGGAAGGAGTGAATAAATATGAGTGGATATGTAAGAACAATGGCAGATTTGGAAGCAGCGACATACGGAGTTTCAGGTGGTAGTGGTAATTCACTATTGAAAGCATCCGGTTTTGTAGGTGGATTCGGTGGCAATGCAACAAACCAATCCGGTCATGATGGATTAGCAGCAGTAAGTGGAACTGCCGTAGGAATTGCAGGTAGTTTATATGGAGTTTTATATGGACAGAAAGTTTGGTCAATGCTTAACAGAGAAGTTAATGCTTTCTCTATGATAGCAAAGAGGCCATATACATCTAGTGGTTGGAGAATTTTAACTGACAGACCTACTGGTGGTTCAGGAAGTCTTTTCGGACAAATGGGTGCTACTACTGGGTTATCCGGTCAAGCCGCAATAGATGCAAGTAGCGATACTGGTGCAGATGTAAGAGCAGACCAAATTGGTGGAGTAGGTGAAAATCATGCTCTTGATACTGCTGGTCTTCATCCAATAGCACCAAAGTATGCAAAGTTATTTGTAAGCCCAAAAACTGTGGCTCACATGTTTTCTTTCTCAGAATTGGCTATAGAAATGGCTAAGATTGATGATGGTGTAGGAGATATTCGTGCTTTAATCCGTGAGGATATGGCTAAACATCATACTGAAGTACAGAACAAAATGCTATTAATGCCTCTACAGCAATATAACGCAGTAAGTGCTGCAGGAAATGATAATTTAATTAGGCAAAATTATACTTCTCTAATGAAGATTGTTTCATCTGCGGCTGAAATAGCGGCTATGGGTAATGCTGACTATGTACTGACTAATTCAAGTGTTTATAGTGGTAGTCAAAACGGCGGCAAGGAAGCAACAATGAGTTCTAACTTAACTGATTTATTTGGTGCAGTAAGAGCAATAAGTGTTCCTAATATTGGTAGTGCATATGTCGGAACTGCATCTTACTTAGATGCTGAAGTAGATTTCGGTGACGGATATACTTCTACTGATGGTAGGCCACTAACTCTAACTTTACTTAATTCTATGATTAGAAAATTAAGAGTTGCAGGTGGAAATCCAAAAGTTATACTAACTGGATATGATACAATACAACACATTGGTGATTTACTACAAAGTCAAGAGAGATTTATGGATTCTACAGAAATAGTTCCAACTCACAATGGTGTAAAAGGTGTAAAGGGTTCAGAAGTTGGATTTAGAGTTGCTACATACTATGGCATACCATTAATCCCATGCAAAGATATGCCACAAACAGGTGCTTCTGCTACTAACAAACTAAGTGATATGTTGTTCTTAGACACAGACCATCTTTGGATGTCTATGATGAAGCCAACAGAATACTTTGAAGATGGTATAGATAATGGAAACCCATTCGGTGTTGGTACTCTTGGAAACAAGGCTTTGTACCGTACTATTGGAGAAACATGTTGTTCTTTCTTTAAGGGTCAAGGTAAAATTACTAACCTACAAAGTGCCTGAGGTGTTTAGGTATGGCTTTAGAATATACAGTAACCCTTTTGGCTGACCACAAAGGTATGACTACGCCAAGAGTACATGGTGATGAATACTATGTTGACGCACTAATAGACGTAACTAAAGCAGTAGCAGTAGGTTCAGTTATACCTGCTTCTGCTCTTGGACTACGTGCTATAAATGCAGTACATATAACTGGCTACGATAACGCCAATGCTGTTATGCCACAAGTAGAAATTAGTGCCTTAGGTGCTTATGAGAGTGGAACATCTTTTGCTCTCATGTTTACTGCACTAGATGGTACAAATGCTACTTTGGGTAATGATGTAGATAGTGGAAGTACTAGAGTTCGTGTTTACGGACTGCTTTAATTACCTAAATAAAAGCAATACATAAATAGTAGCCTTCGTCCTAAGTTAAATTAGGGCGGGGGTTACTGCCTATGGAGATATAAAAATGGTTTTAGTTAAATTAACAGAATACGCACTACGCAAGACAGGTTTACCTGCAACATTGCAACTGAGAAATGAGAAGTTTATTTTTGAAGATGATAAACATATAGAAATACCTTTAAGTTTATTTATTGTAAAATACGAATCAACATTATATGAAATGAAATTTGAAGCAAAGCATTTGAAAGAATTTAACTCTTTGCCGGAAAGCAGATTAAGAGTTTTACATAAAATATTTAACAGTGATAATTTAGAAGATATCAAGAATCAATTATTTCCTACAACAAAAAATAAAGCAAAACTTCCTAAAGTGAAAATATCAAAACCTAAGAAAACTTCGGTTAAGAAAGAGGTGAAAAAGTAATGTCTGATACTTCCATGACTAGTGGTATTAGAAGCGGTACAGACGGCGATACACAAAAAATATATACTGGTCGTGCTAAATTAAAGAGTATTCATTTATCAGCAGTTAGTAGTAGTGCAGCAGGACATGCTACAGTAAAAATATTTGATGGAACTTCTGCAAGTGGAACAGAAGTTGCTAGAATAAGTACGCAGGTTATTGCCAGTGGTTCAAACTCTATAGAATTTGATATGCATGGCGTGATTTGTAATACAGGTCTTTTTACTACATTAACCATTGTTGGTACTGGTGTAACTGCGGCATATTCAGTGGAGTTTGTGTGAGGCGATTAAATGCCGAGCATTAACACAGATACTAGACTAATAATGACAATATTATTTGTTGGAGTTATTAGTGGAGTCA